GGATACGGGACCGACACAGGGGGCAGTCCTGCACGTCAGGTCGGTCCTCCACCGCCCGACAACGGGACCACGGGTCCCCCCAACCCGATCACCAGCCCCGATTACACGTTGGGCATGCCTTCGGGCATGCCGTCGCCCGCTGGAGCCGTCCTGCTCCCGCTCCAGAATCCCAATGCCTCCGACAGTGCTGAGCAGCACGCCTTCGAAGGTCTGCGGGACCTGGGCGTCAGCGGTGTCCTGTCCACCCAGTTGGTCCATGAGCAGCCCGCCTACAAGTGGCGGAACCAGGAGATGGCCGCTCTCCCCGATTACCACCGCAATACCGGTGTTGGTAGTGCCGGGGCCATCGACACCGGCAGCGGCAGCGGTAGTGGGTCGAGCGGGGCATGGGACCCTGCTCCAGGGCCAAACTACAACTACCACATGGACGACCTCATGCTGATGACCGATCCCCCGATGACGGACTCCTGATGTCGAGCGGGTACCGAGGAGAGTCGCGGCCACGGCGTCGGCCGTCGCGCCACAACATCACCATCTCCTCGGCCACCCACAGCACGCTCCCGGTCAACGACCCGTTCCCGCCCCTCAGCAGCAAGCAGTTCCCAGCCATGTACGTCCGTAACCCGATCAAGAACGTGTACCGCAGCTACATGCGCTCCAAGTCGATCTACCAGCAGAGGTCACGATGAGCGTCGCCTTCTACCCAGGGAGTTACCGTGCCGCAGCCTCCGACCTCACCATTGCGATCTCGCCTCTCGGCCTGGTGGAACTCGCTGACGAAGAGTTCGAAGTCCACGGACCCCGCCTCAACCGCTACGCCAACAACTGGGCCTGGTTCCTCGGCCACCACTGGGCCTACCGACGAGAAATCGGAGAACCCCAGCTCACCTTCAACTGGGTCAGGGCCTTCTCCGACTTCATAGTCAACTTCTCCTTCGGCAAGGGCATCAACTTCCACTCCCCCGAGGCCACCGGGGCCATCGTGCCCTACACCCTCAAGGAGGTGTGGGAGGTCCACAACAACAAGCACGCCATCCTGATGGAGATCGGCCAGTTGGGATCGATCTCGGGCGACGTGTTCGTCAAAGTCGCGTATGAGCCGCCATACGTGGATACGGCGGGCGTGCCCCACAACGGCCGTATCCGGGTACTGCCCCTGAACCCGGCCTTCTGCTTCCCCGAGTGGCATCCGCATGACCGCACCCGGATGATCCGGTTCAAGCTCAAGTACAAGTTCTGGGGTACGGCCCAGGACGGTTCTCGCATGGTCATGACGTACGTGGAACTCATGACCGAAGACACCATCGAGGAGTACATCAACGATGAACTCATCGACCAGCGTCCCAACACGCTGGGAGAGATCCCGGTGGCCTTCTGCCCGAACTACTCGGTCGCCTCCTCCCCCTGGGGCCTGGCCGACATCAACGACATCATCTCGTTGAATCGGGAGTACAACGAGAAGGCCACCGAGATCTCGGACATCATCAACTACCACGTCGCCCCGGTCACTGTGATAACAGGGGCCAAGGCGTCCAACCTGGAGAAGGGTGCCCGCAAGGTGTGGGCCATCGGCAACAAGGACGCCAAGGTCCAGAACCTGGAGCTTCAGACCAACTTCACCGGCCCCCTCGGCTACATGGAGTTGCTCAAGCAGTCGATGCACGAGTTCATGGGCGTCCCTGCCGCCGCCCTGGGCACGATGCAGCCGATTAGCAACACGTCGGGCGTGGCCCTGGCTATGCAGTACCAGCCTCTGATGCTCAAGCATGAGCGCAAGAAGGTCCAGTACATCCCGATGTTCCAGCACATCAACGAGCTGATCCTCAAGCACGCCTTCCTGTTCGCCCCCGAGCTGACCGTCTACAACCCGATGATCTCGTCCACGATGCTCAAGCCCACCCAGGTGCCCCAGCTCGACCCGGCCGATCCGGTGTCCTACCGCAACTACGTGGACTGGCCCAGCCCGATGCCGATGGACAACCTGATCAAGATCAACGAGATCCAGGCCAAGATGGCCATGAACCTGGAATCTCGCCGTGGCGCCCTCCGTGACCTCGGTACCCAGTTCCCCGATCAGAAGGTCCGCGAGATCTTCGAAGAGGTGGTCGAGGACACCAAGGAGCAGGGCGCCCTCGACCTCATCCGCAGCCAGATCGCCGCCTTCAACCTGATGGCCACGGGCATGACACCAGACGGCCAGCCGATGATGACGGCCGACGCCGAGGGCAATCCGATGCCCGCCACGCCGCCCGTCGACCCAGCCCTGGCCCAGGAGATCCAGATGCTGGCCTACGCGCCGTATCCGCCGGAGACGAGCGACTTCAACGATGATGAGACTCGCTGATACGGCCCTAAGAGACTGAGATACTCGTGTATCGGCCCTGGTCTGTGGTAAGACTGGTGCCCTGCATGTCGTAGAACCCCGTCGTTGAACCCATTGGGGACATGAATGTCAAACGCACCCAGCAATAGCAACTACATCTCTTCGGACGGACAGGGCGTCATCGTCGGACTCGATCCGGCGAACCCCCAACCGGCCGTAGTACAGCAGTTGCGACCCGATCAAGCGGTGAGCCAGCCGATCCAGGTCACTGATCTGCCACCTCAACAGCAAGCTGTTACCAACGCCCGTTTCACGGCCGAGGACATCGAGCGAGCACGGCAGCAGGAGAAGGAGAAGCTGTACCCCCGTATCGATGAGATGCAGCAGCAACTCCGTCAGTTGGCCGAGGAGCGCCAGGCCGAGCAGGCCGAACGCACGCGGCTGGCCGAGGAAGCTGAAGCCCTCCGCAGGGCCGAAGAAGAGAAGGACATGGAGATCAAGGACCTCATGGCTCGCCGTGAGTCCGAGTTCCAGGCCCAGATCGACCAGTTGAACCAGCGTTACGAGACGGACAGGGCAGTCTTCGAACGGGAGCGCACGCTCCACGAAGCCCAGCAGTACCGCCTCCAGCGCATCGAGCAAGAGTCGGAGTTCATCCTGCCTGAGTTGCGGGATCTGATCAGGGGAGACACCCCTGAGCAAGTTGATGCGTCGATCGAGGAGATGAAGCTCAGATCCGAGGCGATCTTCAACAACATGACTGCGGCCCAACAGCCGCAGCCGTTCCGGGGAGTGGCGATGCCGTCAGTCCCACCGGTAGGACCGATGGAGCAAATGCCGTCATACGAGTCGTTGTCTGCGGAGGACATCCGCACGATGAGCATGGATGATTACAAGAGACACCGTGAACAACTCCTACGAGCGTCATCCCAACAACGACGGGGTCGATAGCCCCAAGGAGACTTAACCATGGCAGTCGGTGACGGCCTCGGTGGTCAACTCCCTACCACGTCCGGAATTACCGGTACCACCCGTGTAGCCACGGGTGGGTCCTTCTCCCAGTACGCCCCGGCCCTCGGCTATACGGCGACCACTGGGCTGGACAACACCGGGACCGGTTATCTGGCGGGAGCCACCACAGGCACCACGATGATGGGACCTGCGATCCAGACGATCTGGTCGAAGGAGATCCTGTTCCAGAGCATGCCTGTTCTTCGTTTTGAACAGTTTGCAGCGAAGAAGACGGAATTGGGCACTATGCCCGGTTTGACAGTCAATTTCATGCGTTATAACAACTTGCCTATACCCTCAGGGTCACTGGTCGAAGGTGTTCGCATGAAGACCCACGCCATCTCGGCCCAGCAGTACGCCATCACGGTGGCCGAAGAGGGGTTCGCGGTTGCTGTGTCGGAGCTGTTGCTCAACGCCAGCTTCGATGACATCATGGCGTCGGCCTCACGCCTGCTCGGGCGGAACATGGCGCTGTACATGGATGGGCAGGCGAGGGCCACCCTCCAGCGTGCTACGTCCGTGGTCTTCGGCTACGCCAAGCCGACCGCCATCAACGTGGGCTACGGCGTGTACGAGCCTGGTACCGCAGCGGCCACGGTTGCCGCCGTGACCAACTCGGGCACCCTCCCGGCCACCCCGTACTGGCTGACCCCACACGCCATCAAGGACGCTGTGGAAGTGTTGGCA